TCATCGCCAACGGGTTGGTTAGCCATAACACTCGCTGGCATGACGGTGATCTCTCCGGGCTGCTGTTGTCGGATAAGCAGGCGCTCCTCGAAGCGGACGTACCGCTCGACGAAATCGATAACTGGCAGGTGATTTCCTACCCGGCAATCGCCGAGTACGACGAGTATTTGTTCCCGGATCGCTCGATTCAGACCGCGCCGGAAGTTGTACCGGAAGGGGCGATCCTGCTACGCCATAAAGATGATGCGCTACATCCGGAGCGATACACGTCGCTCGAACTGCGGCGTATCCGTAATACGATGCCATCCGTGCAGTGGAACGCACTGTTCCAGCAGAATCCAGTACCGGAGACGGGTGAATACTTCACGAAAGACATGTTTCGTACCTTCTCCGCGCTGCCTGGCGCGGAGGATGATTTCATCTGGTTTACCGCCTGGGACCTGGCGATTGGTGAGAAGGCTCAGAACGACTGGACCGTCGGTACCGTGGCGGCGTACCACTATTCGGGCGCGATCTACGTCATGGACATGGTGCGCGCGCGCATGAATATGTACGGTATCATCACCGCCATGATGGCGCTGGCCAAGAAATGGCCGCACATCCAGGTGATGGGTATCGAGCAGGGGCAGATTTACAAGACCATGGCGCCGCTGCTAAATGAGGCGATCCAGAAGGAGAAGCTCAAGCTGTCGCTGTCCGAGGAACTCAAACCCGTCACCGATAAGTTGATGCGTGCCCGGCCGCTGCAACAGAAGATGCAGATGGGTCTGGTGCATTTCCCTACGGCGCAACCGTGGGTTAGCTTGGTCGAGCGAGAGCTGCTACGATTCCCCAGCGGCACGCACGATGATATTGTCGATTCACTGGCTTGGCTTATCCGCATGTCGATGGTACTTTCTCCGCCGCGCCCGCAGAAGGCGCGCAATCAGGGGCGTAAGCCTGAAAGTTGGAAAAAACAACTGGTCGCCAATTCTGGCGCTAAATCCTTCATGACGGCTTGAGCGCAATGGCGAACGACGAAAGCAAAGCGCAAGACAACTACGAAGGCTATCGTTTCTGCCGCAATCAAGGGCACGACGATTTCTTGCGTCGTTCGGCTCTGAGCTACGATTTCTACGCCAATCGTCAGTGGTCCGCTGAAGAACAAGCGGAGATGCGCGAGACGAACCGGCCGACCATTACGGTCAACCAGACGTTCCGCACCCTCGATTCCATTGTGGGCGAAATGCTGTACTCCACTGGCGACGTGCGGTTTACCCCTTCCTCGATCGACGCGCAGGACGACGCGGCCGATGCGATGGATAAAATCTGGGTCAACACGAACCAGATAAGCCGCACGGAATTCTTTGAGCCGCAGGTATTGCTCGACGGCATGTTAACCGGCCGTGGATACTACGACATCCGCGTCGAGTTCGATCAGCAGTTGATGGGCCAGATCAAGATCGGCCGCAAACGCCCGCAGAACATCGTGTTGAACCCCCAGATCGCTAGCCGCGATCCCGATAAATGGCCCGAGGTCTACGAGACGCGGTACACCAGCATCGACGAAATCAGTCTTATGTATGGGTCGGCTGCGGCCGAAGAGATCAAACAGGCAGGTCAAGGCGCATTTCTGTGCCCGGAAGATCGGTATGAGGAGCGGCTGCTCTCGAATCGCATCGACTTGTCAGCACCGACCGGTTTCGACCTTAATCGCTCGCCAGATGCCCAGAACTACCTAAAGACGCGCCGGCTGATCGAGCGACAGTACCGCGTCAATAAGTACAAGAATTTCTTCGTCGAGCCGTCCACCGGCGACATGTCGGAAGTACCGGAGAACTGGGACCGTAACCGCGTGGCCGCGATGGTCGAAGCCGCCGGTGTGCAGGTCATTAAGCGCCGTTGTTCAACCATCCGCTGGATGGTGACGTGCGACCGGTTCGTCCTGCATGACGAGGATAGCCCGTACAACCATTTTACCATCGTGCCGTTCTTCCCCTGGTTTGTTGACGGTTACACCATGTCGATGGGCGAGAACCTGGTCGACATGCAGCGCATGATGAACAAGCTGTATTCCCAGTACCTGCACATCCTGAACAGCGCAGCGAATTCTGGCTGGAAGGTCAAATCGGGCACACTGCTTAATATGACTGAGGAAGAGCTGGAAACGAAGGGCGCCAAGACCGGTCTGATCGCGGTTGTCAATGATATGGCTGGCCTGGAGCGTATCGAGCCCGGTACGCTGCCGGCAGGCCACGATCATCTGGCGTCAACCGTGCGCGCGATGTTCGACGACGTGTCCGGTTACACCCAGACCATGAAAGGCGCGGACCGTGCTGACGCCGCTGGTAAGGCGATCGACGCGAAGATTACCCGCGGTTCGGTCAACCTGGCCACAGCCTATAACGCGATTTACCACGCCAAGACCATGCTCGCCGAGCGCACGCTGGACCTGGCGCAGACCTATTACACCGAAACGCGGTATGTGCGTATCGCCGACGGCAGCGGCCAGCCGTCGACTGGCACCACGCTAAACCAGCCAACTCCCGAGGGCTCGTTCCTCAACAATATCTGTGTCGGCAAATACATGGTGTCGATCGTCCCGAGCACGCAGCGCGAGACGGTGGATCAGAACGCGTTCGACCAGTTGGTGAAGATGCGCGAAGACCTGGGCGTCAAAATCCCGGATAGCGTGCTCATCCAGTACAGTGCCCTGCCAGACAAGAAGAATGTCCAGACGGCGATCCAGAACGCGGGCGGTACGCCGCAGCAGCAGGCGCAGGCGCAGCAGCTGGAGCAGCAGATGCAGCAGGCCGAGCTGGAAGACAAACAGGCCAGCGCCATGAACTCGCGCGCCCAGGCCGAGCTGGCCATCGCACGGTCGGGCAAAGCCAACGCCGACGCACAGTCCGATCCGAATGCGGCGCGGCTGCAGATGGATCAGGCCCGACTCAACGCCGAGCAGAACCGCGACGATCAAGCCAACCAGTTGAAGCAGCGCGGGCAGGACATTGACGCGGCGACCAAACTGACTGACATTGAGTTGAAGCACCAACGCGAGTCCAAGAAAATGGAACTCGACGCAGCAGCAAAGAAAACCCAAGCGGCAGCAAAACCAAAAGCCGCCCCCAAGTCAAAACAGCCACGCTAGAGGAAATGATCCATGGCCGCAAAAGATGGTGGTAACCCGGGCGATGCAACGATCGATCTGTCAAAGGTTGAGAAAGGGGCAGGCGATGGGCTCGCGGCGTCCCTAACGGACGTCGATAAGATGGATTTCGGCGACGAAGTCACCGAAGAGACACCCCTTACTGAGAAAGATCCGTCGAAAAAGGCGCCGGCTAAAAAAACCAAGGTCAAAGAAAAAGAGGCAGTCGTCGAGGAACCGGTCGAGGAAGAGGAAGAAGAGTCCCCCGACGCAGAGGACGAAGAGGAAGAGGAGGAGACCGACCCGGTCGTCGAAACTCCACCCGCCACAAAAAAGCCCGAAGTCAAAATGGTACCGCAGGCGCGCATGATGCACGTCAAGGCGCAGCGCGATAATCTGGAAACGCGTCTGGCCGAAGCCAATGCGCAGCTGGAAAGTCTCAAGCAGTCCACGGGTAACGCGAAGAACGCTCAGCAATACGAAGAGCAGATCAGCAATCTGTACATCGAGCTGGAAAAGAAACGCGCCGAAGGTAACGTAGCTGAATCTGCCGCGTTGGCGCGTCAGCTGGATCGTATTAAGGATGACGCCAACAAGCGTCAGGCCCAGATGATCTCGCAGATTGAGGCGCGTAACCAGCTGGAACAGCGGGTTTACGATGCTGTCGTGGCCCAGTTGGAGCTGGCTGACCCACGGGTCAACCCGGATTCGGACGAGTTCGATCAGGACCTGGTTCGTGATATGGACTCCATGACCCGCGGTTACGAGGCGCAGGGCACACTACCGTCCGAAGCCCTGAAGCGGGCCGCTACCCGCATTCTGGGTAAGGACGTGTTGTCGGACCGGAAGAGCCTGCGCGAAAAACAGCCTGAGCCAAAAAAGACCGACCTGAAGAAGAACCTCGACGCGGCCAAGAAAATCCCGCCGTCGTCAACCAGTGAAGAGCGCACTGAAAAGGCGCAGTCGTTGAAACCGTCAGCAATGACGCGCGATGAATTCGCCAAATTGCCAGAAGCGACCCAGCGTCGTCTCATGGGTGATGAACTCGAATAAAAACTGTTGCGTGGTTGTAAACGTTCGTGTAACGTGCGGGGCGCATGGTTCATCATGCCGCCCCGCGCTGCGTTAATGCCGATTCGTCTCCGCCGAAGGACGTAAAACTTCAGTGCCGCGCCCGTGCTGCGACAACGCCGATTCCGCTACGTCTTGAGCGTTTACCGAGACACAACTCCCCCTAGCATTTTTGTCCACATCGGACAGAGGAATCGGCAATGGCAACTACCAACTTTGCACGCCAGACTGACGAGCAGAAGACCGCCTGGTCGCTCAAGTTTTGGCACAACTACCGCAACAAGATGTTCCTGGGCAACTTCACAGGCACGTCCCCCGATAGCATGATTCAGCGGATCGACGAGCTGAAGATGTCGGAAAAGGGCGCACGCGCTGTGATCACGTTGGTCCCCGACCTGGTCGGCGACGGTGTGGTCGGCGACAGCCAGTTGGAAGGTAATGAGGAAGAGCTGAAGTCCGCCGATCAGGTGATTCGCATCGACCAGATGCGCAACGGTAACCGTCTGGAAGGCCGCATGGCTGACCAGAAGTCCGTGGTGAACTTCCGCAACAACTCAATGAACACCCTGACCTACTGGATGGCCGATCGTTCCGATCAGCTGGCCTTCCTGACCTTGTCGGGCGTGTCATACAGCTTCCACAACAACGGCGCACCGCGTATCGGTTCGGCGTTCCCGGGTCTGGAATTCGCCGCTGACGTCACACCCCCGACGTCCGGCCGCCACTTCCGCTGGAACGGCACGAACAAGGACCTGGAAACTGCGAACACCGCGTCCATTGCTGCGACCGACCTTCCTTCGTGGGAAATGCTGGTCGACATCAAGGCGCAGGCTGTCGAGAGCATGATCCGCCCGATTCGGTCGGAAGATGGTATCGACGTGTACAACGTGTTCATGACCGCCAATGGCATCGCGGCTCTCAAGAAAGACCCCAGCTTCATGGAAGTCTGGAAGTGGGCGCAACAGCGCGGCGACGAGAACCCGTTGTTCAAGGGTACGCCGCGTGCCGGCACCAAGGGCATCTTCATCGACGGCCTGAACATCCTGGAGTACAAGCACGTCTTCAACACCACTGGTGCCGCGTCTGGTTCCAAGTGGGGTTCGGGCGGCACGCAGGATGGCCAGCGCGTACTGCTGTGCGGTGCGCAGGCACTGGGCTTCGCCGACGTGATGGGACCGAAGTGGGTCGAGAAAGACTTCGACTACGACAACAGCCCGGGCATTTCGGTCGCCAAGATCATCGGCATGCTGAAGCCGCAGTTCCCGTCCGCCCTGACCGGCGTCACCGAAGACTTCGGTGTTATGTGCATCGATACGGCCATCTAAGAGGATATTCCCATGCCACTTCCCTCCACCGCAGGCCCGCGTTACTGGGTGGGCCGCCAGTACGGCCTGGATATCCTGGCTGACTACGGCGCTGGCACCAACGACATTGCCGATGGTGTCATCATCAATCTGCCGCCCAATTCGCTGTTGGTTTCGGGCGCGGTCAACGTGCAGACGGTTTTCGGTGGCACCTCACCGATGCTGACGGCCGTTGACAACTCCGCCACACCGTTGTCGCTGTTCGGCAACGTCGCAGCTGATGCCGTCGGCATCACTGCGGCGCTGACGGCCGGCGCTGATGTGTTCTACCCGTTCGGCGCCACGATCACCATCAAGGTGGCTGGCGGCACGGTTACCCCCGGTCTGGCCCTCGTTCGTCTTTCGTACCTGATCAAGGATCGCGAAAACGAGGTCTATACGGTCGGCGCGTACCCGTAATAAGAGTTCTGGCGTGGCTGCTAGGCTTGGGGGTGGGTCTCCACCCCCTTTTTTTCTAGCAGCCTACGACTGGAGCCAGTAATATCTCCATCAGCCACCACCAGTAGAGGATTACACGCATGCCACTCGAAATGACGGCACCGCGCAATTACACCCTGCGCACGAAGTCGGGTCACACCATCAAGTTTCTGGCAGGACAGCCGCAGTTCGTTCCTGACGAAATCGTCTCCGAAGCCCTGGCGGTTAATATTCTGCCGGTGGAAGGCGGCGTGATTCGCGACACGGACGACAGCGGTAAGGGTGTACAGAAGGTCATTATCACGGGTTTGTTGCGCGACGCGATGCTGCTACGTGCCATTGACGACATCATGCGGGAAAACGACGTCGAGAACTTTGACGCCGGTAGCCGCCCGAAGGTCAACGTGATCAACGACCGCAGTGGTCTGGGTATTACCGCAAAAGAGCGTAGTGACGCCCTGGAGAAGTACCGCAAGATCAAGGCGGAGCAGGACGAGCTGCCGACACCGTTCTTGCTGTGCAGTCCCTCAACACACCGAGTGACTTCAAGGAATACGCGTTGCTGCTGGAAGTACCACAAGAAAAGCTGACGGGTCTGTCGCTGCGCGAGCAAAAGCAGGTGCTGCTGGCTAAAGCTATCCGGAGCTAACCATGGGCGTTGTGACCACGACCGATATCGTCAACCGCTTCCGATCGGAAGTCGATGACATCATTCGTGGCACCGGCGCCAATGCAGACAACGATGTCTTGTGGAAGTGCGGCGAAGTCGACGGCTATCTCAACGAAGCCGTCAACCAGGTCGCCACCGAAACACTCTCGTTATATAAGACGTTCGACATCCCCTACCTCGCGGCAAACGGCCCCTACGTGCGTTTGCCGACGGGGTATGAGGTGCTCGATATTGATGTCATCTACCTGGTTACGGCGCGCCGTCTTATCACGGAGCGTAACGCTGTCGATCGTATTCACCACCACAACGACTACGGTTACTACGGTGGTGAAGAAGGTTGGGAGATCGCTACCGGTAAGCCGCGGCATTTCACCCGCGACTTCAAGATGAATCAGATTCGGCTATGGCCGGCCCCCGCACCGGATATGGACGACACAATGCAGATCACGGCGGTCATTGGCGCGGTGGATATGCAGCCAGGCATGCCGTCACCGTTCCAGAGCCCGAAGGATATTCGACTCATCCTGACCTGGATGAAGCATCTGGCTTACGGTAAGAAAGACGCCGATACGTTCGACGCTGACGCGACGACGCGCTATAAAAATGACTTCGAAAACGACGCCGCGAAGCGCAAATATGAATGCCAGCGCCTGCGCCGGGCGCCTTCTTCTGTCCGGTTTTCCTGGTAACGGCGATGGGGAACACCGCTTCCGACACCACCCAGGCACCGTTAACGTTTATCAAAGGGGTCGATAACCGCAGCAACGAGACCAAGATCGCCGCGGGTTATGCCCGTGCCGCCGACAATGTGGATATCGACCGCGACGGTACAGTCAGTGTTCGCGACGGCTACGCGCTGCTGACGTCACTCCCGGGCGCGCACTCGTGCTGGGCTGACGAAAGCCTCTCTTTCTACGCGTTCGTAGCCGATGCGACGTCGCTGTATCTCATAGGCCTCGACGGTACGTTGACGACGCTGGCCACAGGACTCGCTGGTACGGATGTGCATTACGCTCCGATTGGCGGCCGCATTCACTGGTCGAATGGTTACCAGACCGGTATCGTAACGGCGCACGGCGCAGCGACTCCATGGGGTGTCGAGACGCCGCTGCTCACTTTTGCGCTGTCAGCGTCCACCATCGGCGGTCTCCATGCGGGTCGCTATGGCGTCACGATGACGTTCGCCAATGCGGCGCGCGAAGAGGGCGGCGCACCCGATCCTGTCTATATCGACGTCGCCGAGGGCGGCGGCATCCTGATCACTTCCATTCCCGCCGCACTCGGCACAGGGGTGGTGAGCGCGCGGGTTTACCGCACAGACGCCAATGGCCCCGATTTCCTGTACACACAGAGTGCTACTCCTGGCGCTGGGCAGCTATTGCTTGGCACGCAGCAGCTCGGGCGTCTACTGACGACGCTGTTCAAGGATCGGTTTCCCGCCGCGCTGTATCTACTGGCGAAAGCCGGTCGAATCTTTGGTGCAGTAGGGCGCCGCTTGGTCTATTCCGACCCGTTGTATTACGGCTTGACTAACACCACGGACAATTTCCTCACCTTTCCCGACGACATCACCATGATCGCCGCGCCTGAATCGGCGCAGTTTGTCATGTACGTGGCGACGACGAAGAAGGTGTATATGCTCACCGGCGCGACAGTCGATACCGCGACACGTACGACGGTGGCCAACGTCGGTGCGATCCCTGGCTCCATGGCGATGATTCCGCCCGAAGAAGCGGCATTGGAGAACGTCGACACGCCGATACCGTTCTGGGTGGGCGGCGACGGTATCCCCTACGTCGGTACCACGGTAGGTGTTCAACCATTGAGCGCCCGATTCGTATATCCTATCTACGATAAAGCAGGCGCTGCGTTCCTGCAGGATGAGGGGCGCAGTCGTTATGTCGTATCTGGTCAAGGTGGCCGCACATCTGGATTGGCAGCTTCAGACAGCGCGGTAGCGACAGTATTCAACAACGGCGGCGGCGAATAAGGATGCTTCCTGAAAAAGTGCCCGAAAGTCAGATTACAGAGCGTCTCGCTGTTTGCCATGCTTGCGAGTTTCATGGCGTGGTACCAGTGATAAAAACAGAGATATGCAAGGCGTGCGGTTGCCCGCTCATCAACAAAACGAAGTTCCTGAAATCAACGTGCCCACGCGGCAAATGGTGATCACCATGCATATGCTCTCTCATCTCAAAGCCGAATTCGCCCGCGCCATGCGCAATTTCCGCTACGAGCGTGCGCCCGAGGGCCTGTACTTCACAGCGCAGAAAGCGCTCTTTGGCGGCGTTTTCTCCACCAGTGAAGACGACGGTCTGACCTGGGCGCCGTCAAAGAACACAGTGGCGCTCGAAGGTCTGGATGCGATCTTCACGTGCTTCTTTAACAACGGTTCGCCTCCGACAGCGTTCTATCTGGCGCCGTTCACGAATAACACGAACCCGTCTTCGGCGCTGACCGCGGCGACGTTCGCCGCATCGCAGTCCGAGTACACAGGCTACACCCAGACGACCCGCGTGCCATGGGTTCAGAATGGTGCGTCGTCTGGCCAGACGGTGAGCAATAGCAACGCACCGGGGGTATTCACAATCGGTGCGTCCGCTGTGACGATCACGGGCGCAGGTTTCATCGCATCAGCCTCGGCGAAAGGGGCAACGACCGGCGTTCTTATCGCCGCGGCGTTGTTCGGCGCACCGAATTCCCTGAATCCGGGTAGTACGCTGCAGGTGCAATACAGTCTGGCTGGCACGCCTGCGTGACGGCTTACGCCGGCGTATGGAGCGTCGTATCTGACGGACCCGTATCGCCGGCGGCAATGGCTGCTGCACGGAAGCTTGTTGGCAGTATGTTCGATATCGGCGGTATCCCGACGCGTTCGCTGCGTCTCGCTGATGGCACGACGATCGCCGCAATAATTGTCAACGGCATCCCCAAGGTAGTGATCAAGCAGCCGCAGGCAGTATTTAACGTGGTGAGCTTCCCAACGGCTCTATGGGTGCCCCGCGGTTTCGTGGTTTACCCGGCATGGCACAGCGAACCTTTCGGCGTGGGTCTACCGGTCATCCCGGACGGTAGCGCAGGGCCATACGACCCAACCAACCTCGCGCCTGGCTTGGCAAAAGCACGATGGACGGCAGGTGGTCCCTGTGGCGAGGTGCTTCTCAGCCCGGATTTAAATGCCGGATATCAGGCTAATAAGTTCGCTCTCCAGACCCCGCTGCTGTCGGATAAAACTAAAGGTCCGACATTCTCCTGGAGCGGTACCGGCGCCTACGATGCACGTACCCCGGACGGTAAGTGGTCGGCTTACCGCATGGAATTCGTATATTTCACGCAGCACTTTAGTGATGAGTCACCCGCTAATTGCCAGGCGTTGTTCGAAGCGGTGAACACATACCGTACTGGATTGAGTCTGCCACCAGTTAATCTCATGCCGCGTGGTTGGTACCACCCCGCACAGATCATGACGTCGATCATGCAAGCGGCCGGTGCGTCGACCCCAACGAACCCAAATTACCCGGCGACGTACGCTACACCCGCCGACCGTCTGACCAAAGAAGGCTACGGTGCACAGTGGTTGGGTCAAACATTCAGCAGTTTTAACCGTGATGACACGCCGCTGGCTTTTGAGTTCCTGCAGAATGGTGGCTCGGCTGCCAGCGTATTGTCTGCGTGGCTCGCTGATCCGACCATGACAACGCAGCTCCAGACGAATGAAGGCGCGGCGGTTATCAGCGACACTGGGTTTCGGGGTGGCTATTGGGCGTTCAATCTCATCGAGCGCACTCACTGGATCGAAGCTGGTAACCAGAGCTGGCAGAGCGCCGACACCGACTTACCACCCCTTTCATGGATGGGCTTCGCCAGCCTCAATCTGGCGTGGGAAACCTACCGCGCTACACTCAACCCCGACCCTACAACGCAACCCACTACACCGTTCCTATCAGCCGGCAACTTTATTGAT